TGTGTTATACTTGTAGTCAAGCAAAAGAAAAGCCCCGCCGAAGCGGGGCTTAAAAAGACCTAAGTCCTTGTTTTTATTAGGCTGCGCCGGGTGAGCCGAACACGGCGCGAGGGTCACTGAACCCGAAGCTGTAACGCTCCCTCGCTTTGAACCTCATGTTACCTGTGTCGAAGTCGGCTTCCATGCCGGTCGACAGAGGTGTGCGCTCGAAGTGTACGAAGCCACGAGGTGCGTCAGTCTTGATGAAGAACGCATCTGGATCTGTGAGGAAGTCGTTGACAGCGTAGCCGTCAGGAAGCATCCCCATTGATTTAAGCGCGTTCACATCGTTGTCGGCTGTGCCGACGCGGAGGTTCGATACCATCAGACGCTCTGCGATAAACTGCAGTTGGCGAGGGATGACAAGCTTCAGGCCGCGAAGAGCGATCTTCATGCCGCGCTCATCAACAAAACCAGCAATGTTGATCAAAGCATCTTCGAGAGATGTTTCGTTCAGGTCAGCTGCAGTTGATGGAGTGTTGGCAAAATCACCACCGTTAGCAAGTGGGTGGTTAGTCGCACAAAGCGCCTTACCGTCGCCACCAGCTGAAGCACCACCTGTAAAGGCGTTGTTCAGAACAGCGGCGGCTTTCACCTGCTTGGAGTGAGCCATTGAGCGTGCAAGGGCACGTGTATAGCGTGAGCCAAGACGGTCGTAAAGATTGTCTTCGATAGCTTCCTCGGTCAACGAGAACGCCAGAGCGACAGTCTCGTGGTTATACCGAGCAGTGTAAGCCTCACCAGCTTCGTCGAAGTTGATGCCTGAACCCTCAGATTTAGTCGGTGCTGCGCCGAAACCGGTCAGCATGACTTCCTCTTCGAATGCACGATCAGAAGACTCAGTGGTGAAGATTTCGGAGTGCTGGTTTTCGTAACGACCATACTCCATGCCAAAGAGGGCGTTAAGACCCGGCTCCAGCTCTTTCGCGAGTTGTGCGCGTGAAATAGCCATGTTTCAGCCCTCCTTAAACGCCAGTAGTCGACGGAGTACCAGCTGCAATACCACCGTTGGCGGAATTGAAGTGGTTATTCAGTCGAACCATTACAGGGATACCAGCAGCGGTGAAGTCTTGGTTATCGGGATCGTTTTGGAAACCCATAATCCGCAACTGCAGAGCAGCTGTAGCAGCGATTGTGCTAACACCCAATGAACCAGCAGACAGACCAGTTGAACTTGAACCAGTTGTTGCTGCGGCGAAGTTCGCATTGATGAACACGTGACCGCGAGCCGTGGCTTCGTTGGTCAGTGAGGCATCTGATGCAATCACAAACGTCTGCATTGGGTCGTCATAGACGAACGCCTTTACAGGATGGTCTGTATCTGCACCTGAACCAGGCCAGTAGTTAGAGAAGATCTTTTCACCAGTGGTTGAGGAAACGTATTCACAGCCCCAGAACACACCCAGCAGACCTACCGTGCCACCCGCATCTGCACCAACGATGTCAATGACACCTGTGGAGAGAGGGATAACAGGGGAACCCTGATAGATAGCGTTCGTGTTGCCTGCAGCAATACGATACTCAGTTGCACCAGTGCTGTTGGCGTTCTGACCCACTTTTCCAATGGGACGAAGACCGAATGCGCCATTTGTATTGGCCATTTGACAGCTCCTTTAGCTTTCAGTTAATCGGTAGACCCACGTCCACCGAAGGATACACGACTTTGCCGATTGTTTTGAATCGGCATCGAAGGATGTGACTCCTTCATTAAGTCCTGATCGACAGCCTGCATCTGTTCGCGGGTCCGGTTCCCGTAATACGCGGATCGTTCTTGCGCAGTCTCGACAGGGATGCGACACAACATCAGACCACCTTGACCAATAACGCCTGCGTAACTCCCAGAGTCAATCACAGGGGCGTGGTATGTTGGATGCTCATCAGCACGGACAGGTTCCCATCCTTCCCGAAGTTTGGATGTGACGTTCATCACGTCCTCCTCGCCTCGCATAGCTGTTCGAATCCAACGGTGCACATAGCCTTCAGGGGCGTCAGGTGCTTGTAGGTGACTGGGCGGTGCCCATGGTTTACGACGCGCGGTTGTTTCACGCGATTCGGTTGCTCGTGGAGCTCGTTTGTTATCAGTCATCAGATCAATCCTTCACGTACTTTGCGTATTCCTCAAGAGGGACGTTCAGCTTTTTCGCAATAGCGATCTGCGACGGTGAGAGCTTCACGGTCCTGCGCCCTGATTTTGTGCTGCGGGATGCTGAAGAGCCAGCAGGTGCGACCTGACTATTCCCCGATCTCTTCTCCACCTTGAGCTTGTTCGGAAACTCCGAACGCATACGGCGGTCGATTTCACTATAATACTCATCGCTCTGTGGGTCAAACCCTTCTTCCTCGACGAGTCTACGGTGAACACCGAAGGCGGCATAGGTCATGACCTCGTCTTGACCAAACCACGTGTTCTTCTCCGCCCAACCCTGTGCCTTTTGATCGACCGCGGGAGCAGCTTGTTGCTGCTGGGGCTGAGGAACATACTGCTGTTGGGTCTGCTGTTGCGCTGGAGCCTGCAAGCGCTGATCAGCGCGCTGCTTGGCTATTTCATAACGATCTTTGTCAGAAGTCGCTCGTGCCAGAGCCTCCTGAGCTTCGATCATCTTGTCCGTATCGCCAGCGTCATAAGCGTCCTTGTAGTTACGGCGAGCCGACGTAACTTGTGCCTCGATCCGGGCTCCGTACTCATTCAGGTAGCCGCTATCCAGCTGCTTCAAGCGACCTTCGAGCTGTTGCTTTTCCTGCAACAACTGCTGAGCAACACGAACAGCCTCTTGGCGATCGCGCTCTTCCTTACGGTATTTCTCCGTCAGGCGAGAGATGCGCTTCTGGACACCTTTGCTGTAGGTTTCAAGCTCGTCGGAGTTGTCCCCCTCAGAGGCCTTCACCTCATCTGTTGTGGGTTCATCCTCGCCGGACTCCTCCACTTCCTCCTCGATGATGATCTCTTGATCGTCATCCTCGATAGCCTTCTTGGCCTCTTCAGACATACGTCTTCTCCTCAGACAGTTTTGATATCGGTTGGCTCAAGAACTGTGGCAATCACCTCATCATCGTTGATGATGCGGATCTCTCCACCTTCGATCTTAAACCGAGAGCCGGAATACCGGCCGATGCAGACCCAATCGCCCTTCTTGCACCACGGCTCTGAATCAGGACCAAACTTGTCAGCGTCTTTGTAGGCCAGAGGCCCGACACTTAACACGTAAGCAACAACCGTCGCTACGCTTTCTCGGTCCCGCACCTCATCAGGGATATACAAACCGCCTTTGGTTTTTGCATCCGTTTGATAAGGCATAACCAAAACCCGCCAACCAGTTGGTTGCGGGAGACGGTCGAGCAGTGGTTTTTCTACGAGAGATGGGTCTAGTACGCGCTCACTTGGATTGACGTACGATGTGTCGAGAGAAGGTACCGCGCTGTCCCCTTCAGGGGCGGCAGCCTGAGCTGCTTTGTCAGCGTTGATTTTCTGCGCAACATGGTCAGGAAGATAAAGTTTCTTCGTCATAATCTGCGTTTTTCTCCAGCAGGGCCTTTATTTCAGCCGACGCGTAGGAAAGGCCCCGTAGCTCACCCACCAGCTTTTTGTATTCTTCCCAATTGGGAAGACCGTCCGTGGCGAGGAGGTCTTTTATGTACTCCTCCCGCTCACGCAACAACTTATACACACGTGACGCAAAGTCCACAACATCCATTATAGGTACTCTCCATAATCATCTTCCAAGTCAGAGGTGATTGGACCACCCTCTACCCACTTGTCACATGTATGGTCAGCAGCGCAAACGAATTTTAGCATTTGGCAGTAACCGACATCACCAGACTCGTCACCGATGCACTCAAGGACATCATCGGTCTGGTTGTATGCACCACAGTTTCCGCAGACGTCAGACAGGCGAGACGTCCCACCATCGGCTGGATCGCGGTAGTCCGCAGTCTCAACAGCCGACTCTTTGTTCTTCTCATTGAAAGCCTCGTCACGAGTGGCAACAGGGCACTTCTTCCCGTCATCGTCATCCATGAACTGATCAACCGGGGTCATCTCCCCAAACGTAATAGTAATTGAAGGCATCAGAACACTCCTCTGAATGTTTGTGGACGAGCAATTGGGCTGAACGATTTTACAACGCCGCCCTTTGCCATCTTCTTCTCAGCTGTACTCAGCGCAATCGCCACAGCTTGTTTCTGCGGGTAGCCCTCGTCCCGAAGCTTCGAGATGTTAGAAGACACCGTCTTCTCGGACTTTCCCTTCTTCAGAGGCATCAGTTGCCTCCTTGGTTGCGCTGTGCAGCCATCGCCATCTGTGCGGCGATACGCTCACGGTTCACCTCATTGCGCTCGTCAGCCACATCTTCCTGCAGCTCTAAGCGAGCAGCCTCGGAGGCAGCTTTCTGCGACAGCTTGGCCTGATCGACCTCAAGTTTAGCCTGGTCAATTTGACCGTCCTGCATGACCTCCTGCTGTTTGAGCTGGAGCTCAGCGTTACGAATCTGAACAAGGGGGTCAGCCATTGGGTCGGGCGCTGGAGGCATGATCTCTGGAAGCATCTTCTCGATAATCTGCTGCTGCAATAGCGCGGCGTAGTCCGCAGAATGCTTCGGATCCTGCAAGGCAGCCTGTGTTTGAGCGATCTGCTGCTGCGCTTGCTCTGGTGGGATGGCGCCAGTCTGTACAGCAATCTGTACTTGTTGGATCAGCTGCTGCGACTGTTCAACCATCTGTTGTCTCGCCAGCAGTGCGATATGCTCCATGATGTGTGACAGGAGCCCCGTCACAGCGTGAGGCACGGCCTGAACCAACGGCAGCTTGAAGAACGACACGTGCGCTTGGATGTGTGCTTCGTGGTTCTGGTCAGGGAAGGCCTGCATGGGTGTCCCCACAATCGCGCGACCGTTCTCCATTGCTGGGTCCATAGGCTGCGGCTGCGGTGGTGGTGGCAGAACCTCATCGATGTTCTGCACTTCGAGCGCCTGATACATCCGGCGATACGCTGCGTGCAGGTTGTGCATCTGCGGATTGGTCTGCGCCAGCTTCAGTTGCTCTTGAGCCAAGGCTACGCGCTGCGCCATCGAGAAGATGTTCGGGTCGCTGACCGGGATAATGTCCACACGACCGTCGAAATCCTGTTCCTTCAGCTGTTGGCCGTCACCCTCAAGCTGGTATGGGTAAGAAGCTGGTAGGTTTTCTGACACAATGCGAGCAAGGATCTTGAACTCCTGCTTCTGCCCGTGGTGCAGCCGCTTGTGAATCGCTGACAAAACTTTCATGCCGCGCTCGAGCAGGGCCACAGTTGTTCCGACAGGTTGTTCTTGGCCCATGTTCTGGGCCTGCTGATCTGCGACCGATACAAAACGACGGCCGCCGTCGACCAACGCACCGAGGAGCTGCGCAAGAGTTGCGGAAGGCTCTTTGTAGGGGAGCGGAATGATGGCGTCACGGATGTTGCCACCCGGTGCATCAATGTCGCGGAACTCGCCAGGCTGCAAAGGTTCGTCGCTGTTGGCTACACGCATACCGCGGGCTTTGAAACCTGCAGGCAAGTTGGACAGAGTACCAGCGTCAATTAACTGACGCAGAATGCTTGTCGCTGCGCGGCCCAAGCCGCCGATCATATGGGTCAGGCCGAAGCCGTAGAACCCAAGACCAGGGAGAAACTTGTATGGGACAAAATACGGGATAGACTCCCGTGTCGGATCCGTCTCAACGTAGTTGCGGCGAATAGAAAGAACCGTATTGCTGTTGCGGTCGATCGAGACGATGTACGGAAGCTTGATGCCTGTCGGCTCTCCATCCATTCCGATGTCCTCAAAACCCTCAAGGTCCAGCTCAACGTGCATCTCAAGGATAGTGCGTACGTCATCCGTGTAGGATGAACGAGACGTTCCCTGCAGCTCGTCGACCTTGCTGCGGACTTCGTCCTCTTCGTCGTCACCGCTATCCGTGAGTTCGACGTCTTGATAGAAACCAGCAACCTGCATCTTACGGACTTCGTTGTCAGACATCTTCAAGACATGAGTGATACGAGGTGCGCTGCGCAGATCCGTCGCTGAGTAAGGAACAACAACATCCTGAGCTGGGACAAAACGCGCCACTGGGCGCTGCTTGGCCTGATCAAAGTATAGCTTCTTGAAGGTCATCCCCGCAAGTGGGAGATAGAACAGCATTTGGTCTGTATCTGGGTCGTATTCTTCCATGCGGTCAAGGATCAGATAGTTCAGGTAGTCCTTGACCCGTGTTGCTTGGGCCTCGGTCTCTGCATTCTGGAGGCCAAGCACTCTCGTCTTTACAGGTCCGCCGGCTGGGAGAAGTTCCTTATAGGCCTGGGCCTGAAACTGCGTGACGCTCTCGGCTACAAGAGGGTGTGTGACGTTGGACGCACCTTCGAACGGGCTACTGCGCTCCTCGGTCTTCACGCCCAACAGCTCCAAACCCTTGACGTACGTTTCCTCCCAGTCTTCTCTCGAGGCCAAGTCGTCCTCAAAAGCGCCAACCAAGTCGGAGGCAATGTCTCCAAGGGTGTCATCCTCGAGGAACTCCGCAAGGTTTGCGTCGAATGGGATCAATTCCTCAGCAGACATCTCCTCCATGCCGATCAGCGCCTCAATCAGCGCGCCGTCTGGCGTCTCTGTCACCTGAGCTCCGCCCTCAAAGTCCTGTGGGACGTTGAGCGGGATCTCAACGCCGAACTCGTCTGGCATCCCAGCAGGGTTTACGGTGTTGTCCACCATGTTTCCAAAGGACTGTGGAGGTAGGGCCATCAGTAGTACTCCCGTTTGCGAGGCACCTGATCTCTGAAATCTAGGTTCTCTTCATCATGTATCATCACGAACCCACCTTGGCGGAACCGTATCAAAGCTAACGTCATGGAGTCGCAAAAATCGTCATGATCGCCATTCGGAAAGGAAGAAACTTCCTCGATCACTTCTTCTGCGAAGCGCTTGTCTTGTGGGGCCCATACCAAACCCGCCTCAAACAGCGGGGATACCATGTGCATTCTTGTGGTCTTATCTACACCACCGCCGCCTGCGCGTCTACCGGGGGAGAACCCGAGTGCAGGAATACCGCGCGATCGCATCTCGTCAATCAACGGGCGGCCCGTGGCCTTGGCCTCGACAATCACCATGTCCGGCTCCCAATACTGGTGCTCTTCAAACGCGACCTCCTTGAGCTCCGGAAAGCTCCAGCGGCCGCGCTGACCATCCAGTAGGATCAGGTGGTCCTTGCCGTCGTCGTCATGCTCAAACACACCCCACGTTGTGATTGCAGAATAGTCTGCAGTCTCCTTCTTCGAGAAGGCCGTATCGTAGGCTTGGATAATGTACTTGAGCTTGGGTATGTCTTCCTTGTCCCAGACACGCCACCACTCCTTGCGGACGATAGCGCCACCAGCTGCAGTAGGTTGCTGCTGCCACTGGGCCGACCACTTTTGCGCAGGAAGTGAAGCTTTGATCGAGAGCAGGGCATCTTTGTCCCAGAACTCAGGCCAGAGCGGACTACCAGAAGGTAGTAACGCGGGGAACTCGACCACTTCCCACTGGTCTGCCATGGGGTCAGCGGACTGGTTGGCAATGAGGCGTCCTGTCAGATCCTTCTTGCCCCATCGTGTCATAACCACAATAATGGCGCCGCCGGGCTGCAGACGCTGCCGAGGGCCAGAAGTGTACCATTCGTAGGCGTGGTCGAACGCCGTCTCGCTTAGGGCGTCTTGTTCCGAGTGCGGGTCGTCGATAATAAACAGGTCAGCGCCGCGGCCAGTGACGGCAGCCCCAACACCAGCAGCAAAGTACTCGCCGCCTTTGTCAGTGCCCCATTTACCCGCGCCCTTGTTGTCCTCCTTGAGGTTAGTGCCGGGGAAGATCTCTTTGTAGGCTGGGTCATCAATCAAATCCCTCACCTTGCGGCCGAACCGCACGGCGAGCTCCGTGTTGTGGGTGGCCTGAATAATCTTGAGCTTGGAGTTGCGGCCGAGAAACCATGCAGGCATCAGGAATGATGCAAATTCCGACTTCGAATGACGAGGTGGCATGTTGATAATCAAGCGTTTGATCTTACCCTGAGCCACCTGCTCGAGCTTCTCAGCGATAATCCGGTGGTGAGCACCCTCAATAAAGTTCTCATACACGTGATGAGCAAACGTCATAAAGCTGTCGGTCGCCTTCTCACGTATATCAAGCTTGGACTTGGCCTGCGTGAGAGCAAAAATCTCTTTCAGGACGTCATCTGGTAAGGCGTCGAGGTTAGCCATTCAATCGCACCCTGTAGTTGCCGCCGACATGATCAAAACCAACGCGCTCTAGCAGTTGGCCCGTACGATCCTTTGAGACATTGGTCGTAATGCCCATGTAAAGCTCCGTGGCGCCGTTTTCTTTCGCCCAGCTCTGGAACATCTTGAGCATCTTGATCGCGGTCCGTGGACCGCGGTGCTCGGGCAAAACAAACCATGCGAAGTCGCTCGCAACAGATCCCCGGCTGAACACATAGTCCGTAATGCTGCCGCACAACATACCCACGGGCTCACCTTCGTCAGTGGATGCCAGTACCCCAAAGCCACGAGGGTTTTCGATAACCAGTCGCACTAAAGAGTTAGCTATCTGCTCGATGTCGAACGGCACAGTCTGGAAGTCAGACTCCTGCTGCATACGCATAGCAAGACCAATGATGTCACGTATCTTCTCGATGGAGAAAGGCTCGTAGCGCATTATACCAAACTGGCAATTCCCAAGCGTTTCAAAGCGCGATCCCCACTACCAGCACGTCCTGGCGTGATCCTCGCTCCTAGATCCCTGTCTTTATCCCTGACTTTGGAACTGCCTGCCCCTTTACCTAGCTGTGATGCGTCCAAGTATGCCATGGAGTCCGACAGCTCGTCAAGGAAAGACTTGTTGGCTGCTTGTTTATTCGGTGTAGAAAGAATAAGCTCTTCAGCTGCGTTACGAGCCTCAGGAGTTTTATACTCATCTCCGAACATGTCGTAAGACTTGTTGTTCAGTTCTTCTGCCGCGCCGGGAGTTCCATCGGAAAGCCCGTCCCTCGGACCTATGCCAGCGGCTTTTGCACCCATCCAAGGCGACCACCCTCCTCTATTCGCCTCATCCAGAGCAAAGTCAATCTGTTTGAAAACAGTCGTTGGATCGCTAGGGTCCAGACCAGTGCGCTCTTTGAACACGTTGCCAAGACCGCCATCCACATAAAGCTGGAACGGCCCGTAAGAACGCTCCCGCTTACCATCCTTTACGAAATTGCTTTGCCAGCCCTCTTCAGGGTTGGCGTTAAGCCCCTCGGCCTCAGCAACGCGAACAGCAATGTCGGGGTCCATGCCCCGAGAAATCGCCGCTTGACGAATGTACGCGACTAAAGAATCACGATCCATATCAGTAGCTCCCTGAGAAACCGTTGCCAGTCATCTGGCTAGACTTACAGCCGCGGACTTCGCCGCCGCCGCGGAACTTCTGCGTCTTGCCGCCGTAGCTGTCCATGAGACGATCATAATCCTCGGGGCTGTAGTTATCCTTTGGATCAATGCCTCTATTTCCTTGGCTGCCGGGAGCGTTGCCAATCATTTTAGGGCGCATTTTAGGGCGAAGAGATTTCTTAACACCTTCAGGGCGCTTCTTCGGGCGGAGCGACTTCTTTGGAGCAAGCTCCATAGTGTGCGCACCAGAAGTGCTTTTATCAAAGGGCATGCGATCTGCGGTTTTCTTTTTCATCTCTGTCTCCGAGAGCCAAGGTTCACGGCACTCTAGCAGCTCTTGATGAAATCCTCAATCGTCTTGCGTTGATTCTCTTCTGTGAACTCAGGGTGACGGATCGTCGTGTACTTCTGCACGACCGCGTTCGCCGGCCGCATTAACAAAAGCCCGTGCGCCAAGCTGAGAAAACAATACCAGTCCACCGATATAGGCGGAGTGCAAAAGTTGTACACAGGCGTGACGGCTCCTTGCGAGCGCAGCTTGGCACCACTAGAGGTCTTGACCTGCACCGTGGTAAGCCTGTTCCCAACCCGACACCACAAGTCCGCATCCTGCCGATCGACATGGTGAACCTCGACACCGTGCGTCTCCAAAATGTAAGCCGCCAAGAACTCCCCTTGGCGACCAATTTTGTGATTGTTACTCCCTGAGCGAGGCACAGTGTAGCTCCCCGCTACAGAAGCAGGTCTCGGTACACGTCAACCGCTTCTCGCTCCTCGGCCAATGCCGCCGCGTCGCGCTTGCGCTCCGAAATCAAACCGCGCAACGCCTTGACGTTGTAACCCTTGGCCTTAGCCACAGTGTAAACATCCTTGCGCTCTTGGTTCATGTCAGCAATCTGCGCCTCAGCCGACTCGATGTCCGCTACAAACGCCCTGATCTCCTCAGCCGCCGTCTCCGCAGCCTTCTGATTGTGCTTAAAGAAATCTTCGTCATGCTTCAAAGGTACTACAGTCATCGTTCTCTCCTGTGTTTTCAACGGTCTACCACTTACCCTGCGTGCGTCCAAGAAAAAAGAACACCGCAGCCAGACCAACAAACGTCACCGAGCAAATAACCAAAGTCCCACCCCAGAAAATCACCGCCTCTTTGAACTCCGCCTGACGGTAAGCCGTGCGCTTCCGCTCAGCCCGAACGCGCCGCAACGTGTCCTTGTATTCCTCCAAACCCTTCGGACCATACTGATACTGGATGATCGTCTCGATCTCCTTGCGCATGGCCTGCATCTTCTTCTGAGCCGCAAACGCATCCACGGCCGCCTGCTCCGCAGAACCCGTCAACAACGCCAGCAAACCAGGTTTCTTCGCCTTCTCCGCCGCGTAATTCACGTCGCTCACCGCACCAGCAAACTTGCTCAGCGCGCTCGTCGCATCACGACCAGCCGCCAACAAGCTCTTCGCCTGGCCAACAGCCGTCGAAGCAACAGCCAATGCCGTAATCGGGTCAATCATGCTTCTCGAAACTCCAGTGGGCAATCCTCAGAGCCCGAAATAGCATAAACAAAAAGCTCACGCCCAGTACCACAGCGATAGTAACACACCTTTTCACTGTCCGCAAAAAGCCCCGTCCAACCAAGCGCGACCAAAATACACAGCATCAAACCATCCGTAACCATAAAGCCAAAGGCACCCAAGCAAGGCCCAAGGTCCGTGGACCACGCTGCGTAGCCCCCAGGTCAAACAATCCGTTGATATCGTCGCGTGTAAGCATAGTTCCCGGTCCCCGCTTCTCGGTCCTCGGAGCATACACCAAACCCAAACGAAAATACATACGCGATAAATTCTGCGCGGTCCTTGGACCTTGGTTGCCTGAGAAGGTGGGGGGGGCTGTTTACTTGTGGTCTACTTGTACCCAAATGGATTTAGGTCCAGCATTTTTTGAGCTTCTAATAATTAAAGGCGCGGCGCCTCGGGCGGGGGGCCCAAAAAGGGGGGGAGGGGGGTCGCGGCTGGCGCTGATCGTTCGGATCGTTTGGCAGCAGTTACCCCCGCGCGGCGTGGTGCGCGGACCGACCGACCACGCCCCGCGCAAAGTGACGTAGCGTCACTTGGACATCGATCACTTGTTTGGCGCTTGCATTCCACTTGGGGTGCGGCTATACATTTATGTATAGGGTGGCGGTAGTCGCGGCCCTCTTAACAAAGGAAAACAAAATGTCCAACGTAACCACACTCCGCCGCGCAAGCACCACAT